ATATTTCTTCGCCACCAATATTGACGTATGCGTCTGTTAGCTGATCTGGGTCTAGCGTTGATGCTATTACTTCTTTGTCTCCAAATGTTTTACTCAACATAACCTTATCCATTAGCAGATCATTTAGGATTGATTGCTTTTCATCTCTGCTGATTGGATTGTTACCGTTGTTGATTTGCGCCATATCGATACGAGCCTTCCAGGCATCATTGAGCTGGATGTAATCTAGCTTCTCCTTATCACTGCCTTGAGACAATTGATCAAAACCAAATCTAGCTAACGAGGTGTCCAGCATATTGCTGTCACCTGATGCAGCAATAAAGTTTTTACCGCCTGAGTTTTGCGCTTCTAACCCAGCTGCTAGAAATGATTTGTATTGGGCTTCTGATAACTTGGGCCTGTATTTTTCAATATTACCTGGCAGCATTTCAGACGGATTTTTCATGATATAGATAACAGTATCAGGATCATCGCCACGGTCTGGGCCTTCACGTAATGCTGCTTTATCTTCTGGTCTGATAGCATTCCATTGATCTGGTGGTATGTCTTGCCAGCCACCTATTCTTGCAAATGCTATGTCTTGAGCTGCCTGATGCATCTGTGTGTAGTTTGTTTCAGCAAAATTAGTTTGCTCTGTATGCCATGCTTTAATGTATGTTTCTGCATGGTCTAACTTGTCTTTATCAAAAATAGTATCGCGTGCGTGCTTCAACATATCTTGCAACAATGGCACGCCTGTATTCTTATCCACTCTATACAACGGCGGCTCTGATCCTGGCTCACTATTGAGAACAGTGTAATCAATTTTAGATGCAATGAATTCTAGATCTCGATGCATTAGATCTAGGTGATCACCTTGTGTCTTAGTTTGAATAACACCATCAACCTTGATGCCGTATTTGTTTGTAATTGCTTCGCCTGCTGCTGATACAACATTGTCAATAAGTCTGGGATCTCCACGTTCGCCTGCATCTGCAAAAAGTTTATCAGCTGCCGGCACACCTAACTTGCTTATCAGATATAAATGCAACGCCCGGTGTTCTGGCTGTATAGCCAAATAATTAGATGCTTTCTGCATAATCTGCAGTTGTTCCATTGCATCTTTATTGTCGTAATCGATTACAGGTATGCCATCAGCCATGTGCAGGCCAAACCGTACCGGGCCACCCTTTCCATCATTAGCAAGGTAACCGCTTGGCAATGATGTTAGAAACTGAGCATGGTCTTTGAATTCATAGCTGTTTGGGTTGCCGATTGTATACGCGCTGGCGTCTGCAGTGTTTCCTACAATAGCTTTTCCAATATCAGTGCCGGCTTGTTTTTCATATCCGGTTCTGACTGTAGAAACAAACTTGTTAAATGTTGGCTGAGATATTGTGCCTTTTTGTAAGTTGGTAGTCAGATAAGCCATCGCACTAAAATAATTTTCATTGGCAATCATAGAATTTAGTGCGCCGGTGTGGATGCTATCGTATGTGTTTTGGATTAGCTCTTTACGCTGCCAGCTGTCTTGCGATCCTTCTACCTCTGGATCTGCCTTTGCCCACCCTTGGGTATCTGCGTAATCTTGTGCAGCAATAATAGCAGCGCCAGTGTTTTTTGCGTATTCACCAGTAGGATCTGCCCAATCCTGGTACTGTGTGCCGGCAGTTTTAGCTAATACATTTACATGGGCTCTTGCTTCTGCATCTGCGTATTTACGTTGTTCAGTAATAGAATGCCTGGCCATCGTACTCGATGCGGATCGAATAGAGGAGGCCGACATTGTTTGAAGCATATATTTCTGTTTGTCGTTATCGGCCTTCTCTAAGTATGCGCCTAGCTTGCCTTCCAGATCCATCATGGCCTGGTCATAGACAGAGATAGGCTTTCCAGTGTCCGGGTCTTTGCCGACTGTCATAACAGCGGATGGCCCAGTTTTACTTAAATAATCTAGCTGTACACCTTGCAGCTCATCTGCAAACTCGTTGTACAATTGTTTTGATTTTGCATCATCCAGCTGATCTTGCAGCTGCCGTGCAATAATGGTCATCTGCTTGCCTTCTTTTTGAAGGGCAGCGCCAAACCTCATCTGTGCACCTGGCTGCTGGTTCTGCATAGCAGCAACGCCTTGACCAGAAAAGCCAGGGGTATTGCCTACCTCTAGCCCTACGCTTGGTGTCATCTGTAGCGGTACTTTAGCCATCATAAATCCCCTATTTTAATTTCACTTCTGTGGGACTGCCGGTGGCCACGGTATTGTTTGCTAACTGTTCATACAACGCTGCTTGTGATGCGTTTTGATAATAGCCGCGCATCATGTTCCCAGCGCCAGTAAGAAGAGTTGTTGACATATTTAAGAATGGATCAATTGATTTTGCGCTTCTGAACATATTGTTTGCAGACACGCCAAGCATTGTGCCGGCTATCTCTGTTTGTGTTCCACGCAATCTCATTTCATTAGCTGCCCTGACCTTATTAGAATTCATGGTCAGATAATCTATTTCTTTCATAATGTCAGAGCTGGCAAAGACATTGGCTGTACTACCAACGCTAATATCTATACCTCGAGCCCGGAATGATGTTTTGGCAGACGCCTTTGCCTGGCCTGCCTGCAATGTCTTAATCTGGATTTGTTTGTTATATGCTCGATAGATCTGCTGGGCCTGCTTTTCTTGCATCCTGGCAGTAATCTTTGCCATATCACGCTTATGTTCGAGACTAAGCGCCTGGCTTTTGAGCTGATACTTTTTAGCTTCATCAGCATAGTATCCGCCAAATATGGAATTGACCATGCCGCCAACTTGTAAGATTGGCCCCATCTCGGCAAAGCTGTCTATAGTGTCTTGACTAAAACCAAATGGATTTGCTGTAGACATCAGATCAACACCCCTAATAAATTTCTAATTTTTTCTACATTACAGATACTATGTCCACTTACGGGCACACTATCCACCGATAGAAACTTCTAGTGTTACACCGACTACAGTAAGAGGAAGAGGGTCTGTTTGTCTTACAAATATCTGACCGTTATCTGCCCAGGTAGGCGTAACCATTATTTTAACGTCTTGGGTTTTTAAGTTAGGCGGCGTGCCATAAGGCTCTGTAGTACGCTGCTTTGCTTCAACCAGGTTATCTTCATTTGGGCCTGCGAATATACCCGAGCTCTCGAGAACACGCAGCCATACATGGTTTATGTTCTTTACCCGGCCTTGTCCATACGCCTCTGTCTGTAGAGCTAAAGGCAACGTATTTAGATCACTGTTATATTCTAGCCCGACATGAACCACGCTCGATGCCCGGTCTAGGGTGACAGATCCGCCTGTTACTACTCTTTGTGGATGTACCGCACCATTCTCCAGGATGCTGACTGTTTCGCCTTCTAACCAGTTCAATCCAGAAATAGTGTTTCTTGCCACCTCAAACGCCGTTGTAGCGGTGTTCTGCAATCCAGCTGGTAAATCCCTATCTATCTGCACATTGGCCTGTGTGGCGCTTACAGTGCTAATAATGGAACATCTATAATATTGGTCACCATCAACCAGGATAATTGCATCGCCAATATCATTTAGTGATGGCGGTGGTGTAAATAGATTGTAGCTAGATGTAACTGTTAGTGTGTCACCTTTGTTGTATGTAGCACCACTAACAGTAACAGTTTTACTATTGTCTGTATTTCTACCGTCATAGGTAGCGCCACTGTCTACAAAGAAACTATCACGCTGGGACGCAAACAATCTGGTTCCCATACGCTCTATATATCTTACATCTGATCCATTTATAGTTCTCTTTACTACACAATAGACAACATCATCATCGCCTTCAGAGACTGTAGCAACGCTCTCAAACTTGCCTTTGGTATCATGCCAATGCCATGCACCAACAGACTGCTCTGGAACGTATGTAAGGCCCAGCAATCGCCCTTGTGTATTAACAAACCAAACAATCGGTGTAGGCGCTTTAGCCAGGGCCATGTCGATTATTCTGTAATTGTCAAACAGGTGGGCTGCACGCAGTGACAGATCTCCGGTAACGAAACCATTTGCCTGCCAGTTATATCCCAGCTCTCTAATGTGGCCACCACGCGATGCAGCGTAAACCATACTGTTATTCACGATCACCGGTTGAGCATTCGATGCACCAACGTATGACTGTGGTTTAACAGATATTGATGTAGGTGTAATTGCATCACTGTTTACAGATGTGACACGCCACTCTGCAGATCCTGTCATAAGCAACAGCTGCGTCAGCGGCACGATATGTCTAATCGTATTTGCTTCACGGGCAGCTACTCTAAACTCAATACGGTCATCATCACGTATTGGCAGGCCATACGACATATTGCTTTCAGTACCTGATTTAGTCATCCAGATACTTTGTGGTGCATTGTTAGTGCCGGCGAACACCCTACGCTGCTCAAAATAAGATACAGCTCCAGGATAGTTGTTACTGCCTATAAAATCATTTTCATAGATTGGTGGTGTTCTAGAAAAGTCTGGTGAGATGTTATTGTCTTCAATGCTAGTGCCGGTTGTCTCTCCAATAAAACCAAAGATGCCGCCGATATCTTTGTACACTCGATATCTAACTGCACCGGTAACAGCATTCCATGCAATGGTATTTTTAGCACCTGATACGTAGATGTTGTTTGTTCTTGATGCTGTATTTGATTTGGCACTTTCATCAACTAGGTTAGCTGCGATAGCTGTCACACAATATCGATGCGTTTCGTATGTGTCTGTGTTCACGCTTTCTGATGATGGTATGTATCGTGTGACTGTTACGCCGCCTGGCCTACCGATAGGGCTACCAAAATCAATTGTGGCTATTTGCCAATTAGATGCACCGTATCGTCTTAACTCTCGGGGCGCATGGTTTGGATGTACTAGTGTCATCACATCAGCTGACTGCACATAATGTACGTCAAACAGTTCTGCTTCTAGATACGGTGATGGTATCTCGTATGTATAATCTGACGGTAGTTCATACCAGTATGTTGCGTTTGGTGGTGTATTGTTTGTGTGAGTTGCTATGCAGTAATAGTTTGCGCCAAATCGATTAACTATGTCACCAATGTTGTATGCTGTACCACCATGCCATGTATCGCCATCGCTGTATTTCAATGTGGCCCCTTGTGTGTGGAACCTCATGTATTGATCACCAAACTCGATGACCATTGTTTGTGTGGTGTTAAATGTAAACGATAGCAGCCTAACAGATTTGGTGCTGTCCTTAACCTGATTTACATATGCAAAGCCTGGACGGTTTTCGGCTGGGCCTTGTGGCTTCGCTATAAAATTTCTTACCCTTGCTGCGCCTTGCTGATATTTAGCGTCATCTATACGGCCAAACATTTCTGGCGAGATCTCACCGCCTGAGAATGCCCTGTTAAATGTACGGGTATTCGGCATCCTTTATCTCCCAGATGTCCAGGGTACAATGTGTTCTACAGATATAGATCGGTGAGCATTGTCTGATTTCTTTGCTTGCTGCATATAACCTTGCATCATCTGTGTACAGCGCTTTGCTTCTGCAGTGCCCTGGTCACCTTTGATAACCGGGCCAGCTAACATTGATGCTAGATGCCATGATAGTGTCATTACAAACAAAGATGAAAACTTAGATGTGTCACTGACATATGCCTGGTAACGCAACACTGCGTTTTCCTGGTTTGTGTAAATTAGATGATTGCCCTGGTTGTCCACCTCGATAGCAAATTGTTGTGGTGAATACTGGCCAGCAACTATGGTTGGTGCATAGTTTGATGTGATGCCACCTGGTGTATCACCGGCTGACATTCTTGTAGCATAATCATTTTGAGCTGTTGGTGATATGATCGATAGCGCTGACATCATGTCACTAGGCGCTGCGTATGCATAATCCCACTGATTGTTTGAATTCGTTGTTTTTGCTAGGCTCCCACGCTTAGTAGCAAAATCCCATGCGTGCATATCCAGCAGCGTATCTCGAGCTATCGGATAAAACCTTGAAGCATTCTGCGCCTGCGCCGATCCCTCTGGTGGGGATAGCGTAGCTATTGTTGCATCGTCACCCAGGTGCGCTAGGGCTAGATTGCAGATGTCAACTTCTGTTGCCATAGCGGCCTCCTATACAAATAAGGGGGTCAATGGAAAACCACTGGCCCCCTGTTGAAATAGTAAACTAGAAGACCGTTGCCTATTTATCTGAGCCTTTGTTTGAACCACGCTTGACCTTGGGCGTCCATTTCTTTTTGGCAGGCTCACTTTCTACAGCAGCTTCGGGAGCTGGATCTGCAGCTTTGCCACCTACCTTTTCAATGTGCGCGAAAGGCTCACCGTTATATTCAAACTCTTCTCCAGCGCTTCTTAGCGTATTGCCTACGAAACACTGAACCTTGGCTCTATACATTGGCATCAGTCACTCTCCTTTACTTATACAGTGAAGCCAGAAGCATAATACTTCTGTCCATCCTGTACTGTTTCCACAATATCAGCAGTAACTTTACCGGCTGTGTATGTGCCTGATACTGTGTATCGTGCACCCAGGTAACGGTCACCATTGCTGGCGATTTGTGGGTTGATTGCGACTGCCACGTTTTTGCCTGCAGTTAGATTAGCTGTAACGACAGCATCAGAGCTGCCAATAACAGTTGGGCTAGACAGGTTTGCGTTAGCGCTAGAAATCACCTCAAACTTAACGCTAGTACCGCCTGCCATAGCAGTGGTAACAGCAAAGTTCATAAATAACTGGTGACCCTCACCAACGTCTCGAGCAACGCTCAAATCGATGGTGTCACTTGATACAGCAGTAGTTGTTACTGCTTGATCTTCGCTCACTCGGAGCAGTTTGTCTGTAATCATTTCAGATCTCCTTCTAAGTTAGAGTTAAACCACACGGGCTTCTGTATTAACCAGGCTGTCCACTCTACGTAGAGGAACACCAAGGAATGAAAGATAGCTCTGTGCTGATCCAAACTGGGTTAGACCTTCATTGATCGCCAATACAGACTGCGACTTGTCGAGTGCTGCAATTGACAAACCTGAGTGAACAGTTCGGTTCATGTAGAACGCTGCTCGGCCCATTGCCATGTTAGGGATACGGTACAGTGCTTTTGCCATCAGTTTGACCAACGCTGTTGATGCAGATGAGGCTTGAGTTCCTGTCTGACCGTTAAGATCGCTGATATCGATATTTGCGATACGAACGACATAACGCCAGTCTTTAACAACCAAACCATTTTTCCACTGATAACGAGTAGCAAACGCTTGCATACGTGTGCCATCGCCGTTGTAGACAGTCTGCTCACCAAGGTCTTCGTGAGTTAGGCCAGCTTTCGATCCTTTAGGGAAAGGACAGTAGACCGTGTTGTCACCCCATACTACGAGGAAGATTGAGGTGTTGTCTGATCCAGAACCACCGGCATCGATAATGTTTTGTGCATTACCACCAGACAGATCTGAGTAACGAGGTGCTAGACCAAGAAACTTTTTAGGATCTGTTCCAGGGTTGCCATAGAACATTGTTGACGCTTGTGTCTGGTTCATTGCTTCTAAGAAAGCAGTGTCTTCAGATAGGCGGAATTGTGCGGTGTTACCGTTCAACATAGCCAGATCTTTGTCCACTTCTGAACGTGCTTCAAGAATTCCACAAGCCTCATCAATCTGTGCAGTTGTTGATTTGCTTGATGGGATACCTTGGTTCAATGCACGCCAGTACACTTCTGGTAGACCAGTACGAATAACGACACGTTCGCCGGTAGGTAAGTTACCTTCCTTAAATACGCAATCGTCTAGGATCTCGTTAGACTGCGAAAGCAGTTCAGCGATGATCGGAACCCTGCCATCAGGGTCACTTCTTTTAGCCCAATCGGCTAAAGTAAGATTTGAGGTTGAGAGAGTAGCCATAGTTTAGCTCCTTTATGTTTGCTGATTAGAATACAGTGCGTCAGCTAGGCCGGCGAAATCTTTTGGTGCTGCTTTGCTTGCGCCTTCTGCACCTTGAGATGATCCGACATAACTATCTTCACTGATTGCCTTACCGGCTCGGTACATAAACCGGATTACCTCCGGGTGGTTACCAAGACCGCTTTCATGTAGCAGCGACCGCAAAGCATCAGTGCCAAAGGCATCGAGAGATTTTTTAGCGACATCCAAGTTACCAGCCAACGCCTCACCACCAAATTCTTGATCGGCAGCGGATTGTTGACCCCACTCGGCTTTCACGCCCTCGAGGACTTTAGCTTGTTTGGCCTGGATTACAGGGGCCATCTTGTCCAATACTTTTTGTGCAGCGTCTTGCGACAGATTGAGATCTTTAGCGACATCAGCAAAGGCATCTACTACCTCGCCATCGAGCGCCTGTGGTGCGTCAGCCACCTCAGTATTAAACTCGTATTTCTCAGGCGCACCGGCCTGGTCACTTGTATCTTCAACAGCGGCCCCATCCTGGGCTTGTTGTTCTGTTACACCTTCAGCTTGCTGCTGGTTTCCAGTATCTTCTACGCTTACCGATTGCTCAGTCTCCGCAGCTTCTACTGGTTGCTGCGATGCGTTGCCTTCATTTGGTTGGTTGGCTTCCGTCATCAGCACTTCTGACATTTTTTTGCTCCTTTATCATTGTCGGATATAACTCTGGGCAGAGAGTGTGGATCAAGTTTAAGATCTGCAAACCATAGTTCCTGTTGCCTTCGCTAAATGACATTGCCATCGCGTTGGTGTTGAACGATAGTCTGAACACCCCAGCTTGCTCCAGAAGACGCCATACTACACGCCGCCCCCTCTTGCTGCTCATGAGCCATTTAATATCCGCCTCTTCGTTCTCTCGATCAATCTTGGCAGTGACCTTTTTACTGTCTCTGTCTTTTTCCTGACCTTTAAGATCTAGAGGATCGTAATTGCTCATGTTCTACTATATCCATTTGTTAGAGTAATACGGGCACACCGTTACTTACCCTTTGTTGATGGGTAAAGTTTTCTCAACTTTTCATCATCACTTGTTTGACTTGCCTTAATTGCTTTCGCAGTAGGCGCTCCTTTTGAACCAGGCTTTCGCATACGTTCACCCGAACCTTCCTTTATTCTTTTGCGCTTTGCATGAATGTTGGCCCAAAGACCGGGACGTTTAGCCATGATCAATCCTTATATAAATAATCCGCAATGTCTTGCCCTGACCTTGGCGCTTCCTTTACCGGTGCGTCATTGCCATACAATGATTTTGCGTTGTCCTTACTCTTGTCGATAGGATCAATGCCCATAGCACAGATCTGCAGCTCGAGATGTTTGCTTGTGCCATCCATCTCTTTTTTCTCGCTAGCAGTTTTTACATATGCCATTGCCTTGATCATCATCTCAGCACCAGCTGCCGGCAGTTCTTCGATGCCTAGCTTCGCCAGTTCTTCTTCGCCTAAACTAATACATAGACCATAGCTGTACGCTGGTTGGTCTTCATACATTTCACCTTCGCTGTAGGCTTGCTCCGGTTCCTTCTTGAGATCTATTAAATCCATTTATACCTCCAATGGTGATGGTGAGTTATATCCGCTAAATTGGTTCATCACATCCATTAGAGCGTTTTTGTCTTGTCCTGTTTTAGCGCTGGCAAGTTTAGCTGCTGTCTCAGCTTGTTGTGCTTGTGCTGCCTGTTGTGCCTGCGCTGCTTGCGCCTCTGCTCGAGCCTGACGTACCCTAGCCACTTGTTGACCAGGTATAATCAGTGATGGATCTACGCCCAGCATATCGGCATATTCATCAGACCAGCTGTCAGCATCAAACTTGTCCAACACCTCGGGCTTCATTTGTGCAACAAGGCCCATGCTGTTTACATATCTGTCGATGCTGTTTGTACCGATAGCACGCTGCGCCTGGGCAAGCATTGACACAAACTCAACATTAAGTTCCATGCCCTGCAGCTCTGGCGGTGCTGGCGGTATCAAATTATTTTCTACCATTCGATTGAAAGTGATATCGATTAGCGGATCTAGCAACTCATTGTGCAGACGCTCCAGGACAGGGCCAAGCATCAATAGTTTTTCTTCATGCCTTTCTGCCACCTCTGTCGCTGTCATACGAGTGTCTGTTGCGTTAGCTAGCATCAGGAATAGATCTGCATAGAACGCACCGTTGATACGCATACGAACGTCCTGTATGTCCATTAACAGGTGCTGTAGATTTAGATTAACCTGGAATGCTGTTTCGATCTTACCTTGCTGGCCATCAACAAATGTTACGCCGCCAGGTAAACTGTCTACATCACGGTTCTTCATATAGCTCGGAACCTGTAGAGGTGGTTTGGTTTGGTAGTCGATACCTTGAGCCTTACGCAGCTGTTCATGCTGCAGCTGTTTGATATCACCGAGCGCTTCCATGCCAGGTGAGTTACCATAAATATCGCCACCACTGATGCCCCAACGAGGCACAACAGCAGGGAAATCATTGAAACCGCTTTCACGTAACAGCTGTTCACTGTCACCGCCCAGCTCAAAATAGCATGACTTGTATGCCATGTTCTTGCTGTCACGTTTACCTTTGTCACGCTCTCTGTCATCCCTGGGCTCGACTGCATGGATCAATGTAATCCAGCTGTCCAGGTTGCCCCGGTCATACAGATTTTTAACTGTCGTTGAACAGTTGTTGTAACCAAACTCCCGGACTACCTCACTGACAGTCTTTTGGAATTCTCTGAACATTGTGTTCACTCGGCCCTGATAGTCCTGGCCGATTGCATACTCACCGATTGTTACCGGGTAATGATGGATAGCTGTTTTGTAGTCTGGCAGTATCAATGATCCGCCAGTACCAAATGCACCCAGCTCTTCATAGATCCCGTGCAATGTTCGGTATGTATTTGATTTAGTAAAGATGAGCTGCATTCGTGTGGTGCAATCATCTAGCCATAGCTTTACTGGTTGGTATTTATTTAGTTCTGGATCTGCAGTGCCTAGTCGAAACCAGGGTCTAGCTGGTGATGTTGCGCCAGCCATCATGCCTGCACCAAGTGTTCTCAGTGCTCGGGTTCCTGTATTGTCATAGATCGAATTGTGACGCCTATGTCCTTTGTTCCGATCTTGCTCAAAATAACGCCCATTGCGAGGCAACAGGTATGTCGTGATTTCTTGCCAATGTGACCACCAGGTTGCACGCTCAGATCTGAGGTGGCCCCAGCGCGTCAGTAATTTTTCGCGCTTGGTTGTAGCCATAACTTATCCGCCCAGTAATGTGTTTTTGCCAAGGTTCAACATATTGGGATCGATACCCATGTTGCCGGTTAGCATTGTTCCAGACCCGCCTGTCTGCGCTGCCTGTTCACTTTCAGAGACGATTGAAGATACATCAGCACGCTTTTTGTTCTGCTTGTTGTATTCCATATCAGCTCTGGTTTCTGCTTTCTCAGCCATTTGTTGAGCTTGTGTGTTGGCTCTTTTTTGTTCCTCAAGAGCACGCTTCTGCTCTTTCTTTTGTTCTTCACCACGCTTGATAGTGTACGCTGTACCTACCACCGCTGTGACTGCTGCTGTTACACCCATATCATAACTCCTTAGAAAAGATTATGTCTTGCACCCGGTATTTCATTCTCGGCAGTATATCCGCAAGAGGGGTGCTTTCTTTTGCGTGCCACAACATGAGTTGGCAACCGAGTGATTTTGCTTTTGCCTCTGTAGCCTTCATTATCTTCATGCCGGTACGGCCCTGGCGATATTCTTTTTTCACAAATAAAAGATCGTTCGAGCATAGTTTCATATCCGCATAGTGCAAATGGTTGGTTACAAAGTTTACAGAGTAACCTATCAAAACATCATCTTGCCAGGCTGCTAAGATCATTATCGTGCCCTGTTCTTCAGCAGCTCGATACTTTTCTTCGTATGGTTTCAGCACCATCACATCTTTGTTTAGAGCTATCTCGTCCCAGTGCTCTTCAAATAATGCATATGCCTCGACCAACATTTCATCAACCGTGGCTGGCCTAATGTCTATCATAGCCTACCCCACATTCCTCTAAATTAACGTCATCGTCATCAGTTACGGGCACGCCTCCCATTGGAAACAGATTTGTCACTGCATCGAATATGATATGCACCCTGTCTGTATCGCCTGCATTGTCAGCTGTATGCACCTTCTTATGGTCAAACCACCATACATCACCGACATTGAATACCTGGTTTTGATCTCCACAGGTTTGGCTGCTGTCATTGTTTGATTGCAACACTAAATGAAACCTAGCGTAGTGATCTGCATATGATCCCTGGTCATCGTGTGCATTTACATGGCCACCAGGTTTTAGCTTTACGATCAGCACCCGGCCCATCTCTGTCACCTCTAACCAATCAAGCACCGGTTTTAACAATGGCACTAGCGCACTCTCTAGGTAATCCATGACCGGGTAATCGTATGCACCCAGGTCAAACATTACGTAGTAATGGCTCATCTTCAATGGGCCTCTAACAAATATGCATTCAGTATCTTTGTGTGCAGAGTTGGTAGATTTTTGCCGTGCCGTTATTTCATCCCATAGCTCTGGCTTTGCTGCCAGCAGCTTGTTTATTGGCCCAACGTCTAACCCTTCTGCAATGCGAATAAAGTTATCATCGGGCTGTTTAGATCGCCTTGTATGGATCATGATCTTTCTTAACCGCCCTTTCTTGCGCTTTGATGTATATGTCTTTTGGCTCCTGTTTGCCCACTGGATAAGCGAATGTTAGGGCAAGCGCATCAGCCAGATCTGGTGACCCGGCCCCCTGCAATCGCTTCTTAATTAAATCTTTGCTTTCGAGCACACGCCTACCAGCACTGTCATACCAGTAGATCGGTGTCGCTAATTCTTGTTTGAGTATGTTGTCATTCGGTATTGCACCACCGAGCTCTACCCATTCTTTCATTTCCCACCACATCTCAGTACGGCGGTTGATGTGCAGCTCTGGCTTTACAGCTTTGCCACCGAACGGCACTTCGATCACGCCATAGTCCAGCTGACGCAGCCTATCAATGACGCCTGACCCTGCCCCTGCATCTATGAATACTGCGTCCGGGTCATGCTCTTCTATAAGATTAGCCACCCTGGATGCCAGCTCCATATTATCGATGCCCCGATACACAACAGGCTTAAATGCCTGTCTACCCTGACGCCTAAACACAACAGATCTGTCATCACCAAACCTTGCTGGATCAACACCAAAGATAACCGGTGCATGGTCAACGTCTGTTTTCTGATAGATGCGTTGTGCTGCTAGCTCTGCATCAGCCAATGATATTAACTGGTCATCACCAGCTGCTGAGAAATCACAAAGGTATTCCCTGGCAAACGATGTCTCGGCCATGTCCCGGCGCAATCGTTCTACCTCATCAGGATGTAAACTTTCTGTGTCGTAAACTGTGTATCGTGCCGCTGTCCATCCATCGAGTTCTTTAGCCCGGTGATACAGCTCACTAAATAAGTTGATGCCGCTTGGTGTGCCAATGAACACAGCCCAGCCCATACGGTCAGATAACGCCGGCTGCACAATGTCATTCCATACCTCGGGTTTGATCTGTGCCACCTCATCGATGACAACACCATCTACCCTCAAGCCTCGCATGGCATCAGGATTATCACCACCAAACAATCTGATGATAGCGCCGTTATGTTTTAGCCTGACGTACAGATCGCCTTCGTTGATCTCAACAACGCCGGTTCTACGCAATGGCTCCAGCTTCTGTTTCAGTCTGGCCCAAGCAATAGCTTTAGATTGTTTTAGGAATGGTGCGATATATAAAAACAAGGCCAGATCTTTATCTGTCTTCATTGCCTTGTCGATTAATTCCATGATGGCCAGCTCTGTCTTGCCGGCTCTTCGATGTAATGCGTAAACGCTAAATCTCTGTCGTGATTTGTGGCATTCTTTTTGCCATGCCCTGGGATCGTATTCGAGTTTAATCATCAGGCACGCCTGTACTTACAACCAGGTTTATGCCGCCTTGATGATCGAGCCCTACTTTGTCTCCATACTTTTTAGGGTTCCATTTAGATAACAGTTTTAGCCTAGCTTCGATCCTGTTCTTCATCCAGGCAACGTGAGCGCTGTCCAGCCTTGGGTTATCACCGCCAGCCATCAAAGGCATTGTATCGATGATCTCCAGGCATTCTTCTGCAATAGCATCAGCTCCCATGTCTCGCGCGTGCGCGATGCGTGCCAGAAACTCTGGATCTTTATCCAGCCAATGATAGATAGTTCGCCAGGCAGGCTTGCCCTCTTGTCTGCAAAATGCGCGCAAAGTTTTACCATCGGAGATCCAATCCAATAGCTCTTCGACTATTTTCTGATCTGGTTTCTCAGCTGGTCTACCTGTCTTTTTTGATGGTTTTCCAGTTTTCCGGTGTTTGTGCTCTTCGCTCATATCTACAAATCTTTGCTACAGTTCCTCTATCTATATTAAACATAGTGGATAATGTTCCATATCCAATCATATGATCTTCATGCAGATCTCTCATGGCATCAATAATCGCGTCAGGAATGCGTGCGTTTTGGTGGGACATACCTACCCGGTATCCCTTATCGTTCACCGCTATCACAACTCGAGTTACTTTTGCCATCGCTCCTATCATACATAAAAACAAATCGTTTTAGTGATGATATATCAACATTGACTAATCAGCAACAGGAATGTCACCGGTCACACATAAGGCCCACAAGATCTGTTCATCAGAAACATTGTCTGATCTATCTTCTGCAACAGCACTTAGTATTCGTATCGCACGCTCTCGCTCGATGCAAACACCGCCCACTTTGCAGTAACCTTTGCACGGTGGGCAGCGTTCTGGCTTATTACGAACCACGCCTTTTCCTGTGTATTTGCTTGTAAAAGACATCGCTCATAACATCTTTAAGTTTTTGTACTGCGCTTTTTCCGCGCTTGCTTAGTCTTGCGTCTAACGCTTCTCTCCGCTTGGCCAATGGCAATCTTAGCAGTGATCGAGCTTCGCACTCTAGCTGCCATCGTTCGCAGTAGCTGCATACGCTTTCGCCACCAACTAACAAAATTGTCTTTGGCCTCTCGCAGTCTTTGCATTGCATCCATAACCTACCTTCCTTTCTGTTGCTCTTGTGCTATGGAAATTAGGATGCGCTGTATATAGACAGCTGTGTCCATTGCTTCTTCTTGCGCTTCCATTAACCATTCAGCGACAGGTCTTTCTGATTGCATCATGTTGCCGCCAAATTTTTCTATGCCCTTTTTTGCTCGAGCTTTTATTTTGTCTATAACCTGGTCATTGATAGGACAGCCTGATGATTGTTCTTTCAACAATCTTTGCAGCTCTTGTTCTGCTGCTCCAAGCTGAAAATCTATTTCATGTTCTGCCATAGAACGTGCAGCCCAACCTTTAAGAAACATCTCGCGTCCATACTCACTGCCTGCTTCATTAGGATTGTCTGCTGCAAATTCGTTCCATGCTTTATCTGCATGGCTATTTGTCGCACTCATACCAACTCTCCCTGTAAGGTGGGAAACCGCTTCTGAGATCTACCGGTATTCCCATTTCTTTTTGTTGTTCCCAAATCAACCTACCATCACAGTACATCTCACGTTGTTTTAGGAAATCTTCGTAATCCATACGGCCCACTATGCCCATAGCTATAAAGATTACACCCAGTACAGCTGCTGTTATTAATCCTTCTTTCATTTGTTTCTCCTGTAGCTGTCCCAATCAAAACCAATCATCTTCCCACCATCTTCGCGCAGCCGATCAGTGACACGTTCACCTAGATAACCGCCGAGTTCATTGCCAGGAATGTTTGATAGAAGAATTGCTGGTCTTCGTTTTTCGTATCGCTCGTTGAGCACATCAAACAGAATTTGTTTTTCAAACTCTGACCCAAACTGAACACCAACCTCATCGAGTATTAGCAGATCTGGTGATGCGTAAGCATCCACAACCTGGCTTTCTGTTTCACCTTGTGTGTTCCAGCTGTCCTTTACTCTTCTGATAAGACGTTGAACGGTGACAAATACTGGTGACCGATCTTGCTTCATGATGTGAAGCGCAATGCCTATTGCCAAATGGGTTTTGCCTGTACCCGGTTTGCCAACAAAGATTGCACAACGTCCTGTTTCCATAACCTGGTCAAAGTTTTCAGCATATTCTTTTGCAAATGCTAACGCCTTTTCCTGACCTGGTGTTTCTGCTTTGTAGCTTTCCAATGTCCGATCTCTAAATCGTTCTGGTATAGATGCGCCACCTAGCTTTGCACGCCACCGTAACTCCCTTCGTTTACGTTCTTGCTCGATCTTTTTTTCTGCTTCTTGTTCAGCCTCTGCTTGTTTTTGTTCTTCTGTACAAACAGGGCACGCAGTCCAATGAGCACCAAGAATGTTCTTGGATGTATATTCACCATGCGTTTCGCATTGTCGTTGTTCATCTGGTTTACGGTTTCCCAGGATACCGTCTAGTGTTTCTTTCATATTTCTTGCACTCCTTCCCCATAGTTAATTTCATTGAATGATGTTCCTTTCTTTCTAACCCATTCAGCTTTGAACCCTCTCCATCCTCGAGCTTGCATCATAGTCAAACACTCTTCTAAATTTATGCCTGCCTTTTTTGCTTCTGATGTAATGCCCTTGAGAGCTGTTGCTGTTAATGGTGCTTTAACATTCTTTCTGTGTTTCAAGAAATCTTCCCAGATAGAAATAGAAACATCGTCTGGTTTATTTATTTTTGTTTCTTGTTTCTTGTTTACTGTTTCATGTTTCTTGTTTGGTTGAACGACTGTTGGACTACCGTTCGCTCTAGCAGCTGCTGATGCCTTGCCGGCCCTTGATGCAGCGTCTAGTTTGCCTTGGTACTTTTTGATTTCTTCATCAGCTCTTGGATTGATCCAGCCTACGCCTTTGTCCAGCTCAAAGAATTCCTCGAGAACAATCTGCACCTCATCAACGTGATCTCTCATGTTGATCAAACGTGCAACGACTGTTGAGCTCTCGTTCAACGGTTCTTCGTGTAGGTAATAAAGATCTAATAATCTTCGATATGCCAGGTCTTCTAACAAAGACAGATGCCTGGTATGGCTGATGTAATCGCCAATGTTGAAGGGATAGAAGTGCATTACTTACCCCCCGTCTTGTCCTCGATGTGTGAGCCGTTAAGCCTCGAGGCCAGTTCAATTTGTATTGCTTGGCTAGATGCTCGAGAGCTCGAGATCTGACATTGCACACACCCGGCGTTACTGGTGTACCGGACTTTGTTACCGCAGGCTTTGCACGGCTTGCCAGTGTAATGGCGTTCGCCGTGCTTCGCTGCTTTTCGTCTAGGTGACATTTGCGTTCTCCTTTTTTTTGATTTGATTTGCATAGTCTAAACCAAAAACAAAAACTAGGGAAGCAAATTATTTAGAATGGAATATCGTCATCTAAATCTCTTGGATCACCACCAGGTTTACCGGCTGCTTGTTGTCCAGGATCTGGTTGATATCCGTCTTGCTTTGCTTTGTCGTGAGCTGTCGGCTGGTAATTGCCTCGATTGCTCGGATCAAAGCAGTTTACCAAGACTGCTGACGGGTTTGGTTTATCACTAAAATCAGGTAGACCACCCAGGTTTACCCAACGATCCAACAACAGAAACTGCCGGCCATCATCATTTTCCATGATGGAACCAATGTTCTGCCAGTTGGCTTTCTTGTTGCCTTCCTTGTCTACGTATTCCCGAGTTTTAACTGCGAGATCTTTTACTTTATGCGCCATAGATTTTATCCTCTCGTATGCGTATGCGAACAAAACCACCGAGCATTTCGGTGTCCATAGTTGCGATGACAGTAGTAAACCGCTTGTCATCTATGCGGAGCGCATCAGCTAGACCGTCAATGCCGGCCTTCATCCGCGCTGTCAGGTTATCTCGATCATAGTTCCTTTTGTCCGGGGGAACGAATGTCATCTCGAGAACCATTCTTTCTGGCAATGATTGGATGGCATATTTCTTTAGTTGCTCTTTTGCAACACTATGGCATCCATGCCTATAACTTTTTTTATGCCGCGCCAGCTTTGCCCAATGCAGCCTTGCGTTAGGGCTTAACTGGCTGGGTGGCCAACCCAGAACAATCTCAATCATGAAGCTCGTCCGAACACCATTTCATGAGCTGTGATTTCTATGCCTCTTTCCCAGGCAATCTCGAGCAGCCTTCGCTGCACAGACGTAGGCACTGTGCCTTGTCTTTTCCATCTGCATACAGCAGCTGGATCTCGGTCTATTGCCCTGGCTAGTTTTCGCACTCCACCAAATTCTTCGATGGCCAATTCAACGGGTGTTTTATTTATCGTATCCATTTAGTTATGTTGCCATAAATGCAACGCCCCGTAAACCGTTGATCTACAACGGTTTCAGCAGATCTACAATTATCTACAAAATAATGCTTGTGTTGTTGATGGGTGTTGATGTAAGATCTACAGTATCAAATCAAAAAGGAGAAACAAAATGGCAAGACCAAAGAAAAACGCAGTCACCGCAGCAGACGTAGATATGCTTGGTGCATTGTTAGCCCAGATCTCTGACCTGTCTAAGCAGGCAGACGCAATCAAAACCAAACTCAAAGAGAGTGGCATGGATTGCAAAGAGGGCGCTCTGTTCAATGCAGTAGTCGTTCATCAGAACCGTACTACTCTGGACAGCAAGAAGGTACGTTTGATGCTGGGTGAGAAAGCAGCATTGTGTGAGCGTACAAGTGAAACCGTAAGTGTGCGAGTGACTGCCCGTAAAGCAGCCTAACCGCTGGGGGCCATGCGCCCCCTTTTCATTTACATAAATCAACCATGATGGTACATTCATCAACACAGGAGAACGGTATGCAAACGAACATACACAGATGTGAAAACATCAAGATCAGTGAAATCAAATGCCTTGGTGATGGCAGCAACAGCAGTTCATACACCAGGGATATCGAGATTACTTTTGAAGATGGTAAGACATACGAGATTACCCTTTTCTCAAGCAAAAAATATGAGAACGCAGAAGACTGTGCAGAATTGGTGGTGAAATTATGAGCGCCAAAAAACCTACACAGTGCGAGTTGATACTCGAGCATCTAGAGAACGTGGGGCCATTGACGCCCCTCGAGGCTCTTAATCTATTTGGTTGTTTCCGTCTTACGTCCCGTATCTGGGATCTAAAACAAGATGGGCATGACATCCAAACGGCAACGAAACAATTGCCAAACGGTAAATCAGTGGCCGTATATTCACTGATAAAAAAAGCAACACAAGGAGTATTACCATTATGAGTAATCCAAACATTGTAACCATACCGGTTACTGATGAAGACACCTGGCTGCAGAATAGATTGCTAGATGTTACTTCTACCGAGGTGTCGGCGCTGTATGACCTTTCACCATACAAGACTGAATACGAGCTTTACCATGAAAAGAAAAATGGTGAGATCGTTCGGATAGAAGAGAATGAGCGTATGACCTGGGGCAAACGCCTCGAGGCCAGCATTGCAAACGGTGCAGCTGAAACAATGGGCTGGGACATTTCTAAGTTAGATGTCTACATCCGCAATCCAGAAACTAGACTAGGCAGTTCATTTGACTACCAGATCAACAGCTCCAGTGATGGCGCTGGCATTCTCGAGGTCAAGAATGTAGACGGTGCTGTCTATCGTAGAAATTGGAATGATGATGGGGCCGGCAACATTGAAGCGCCAGAGCACATCGAGCTGCAGATCCAACACCAAATGGAAGTGGCTGATGTTTCATGGTGCGCTATCGTTGCGCTTGTTGGTGGCAACACACAGAAAGTTATTTTCCGAAATCGTGATCGTGAGATCGGGAAAGACCTTGTTAAAAAGGTTGGAGCTTTTTGGGCCAAAGTTGATGCTGGTACACCACCGTCAGCCGACTACGAAAAAGATGCAGAGTTTATTATCAAAACTTTGCGGAACCATGCAG